GCCCGGATTTACAGCAGCATCAGTTTGAATGAATTGAAGGGGGCAGTTCGAACCATGTAAGAAAGCAACGGGCGCAATTTTCTTTGCAGTCCTTTATACACGGGGACTTCGCGCGTTTTGAGGCTTTTTTTTAGCACTTCGAATGATGATGGATGGTTGAATCGGGTTATAATTTTGATTGAATTTTAGGGCTTGTAATTAAGTCTGGTTAAGCTCTGTTTAAGTTATTGATATAATACCTACTACGAAAAATTAAGAAAGCACTGTATTGATTAAAACAATACGGTGCTTTTTATACCAAAAATTTACAAAAACGGCCAATAGGTTACAATGAAATGGACAAAATAGAAGACAATTTTTCTTCTTGGTTTGCCCAACTGTTGACGTTATATTTGCAGTAAACCGAAATGACGCATGCGCAACCTTGAACTGATAAAAAAAAGAGATCGGCGTATGGTTGAAATGTTTCATCAACTATATGACGTGAAACGGAAACGCATGGATGATGTATTGACAGAATTGTCGGAAGATCATTTTTACCTGGACAAACAATACATCTACAACAAAATTTTTTACGACAAAGAAAATTTAGATTATTACAATGAAATGATGAAAGAAAATTGATATATTTGCCCTGTACGTTATTCATATCACAGGGGCGAAGTCCCAATTCTTACATTTTATACAGGCAAAATACAGCCAATGGAGGGCCAGAAGGTAACAACTGGCGACTTACTAAGCCCCGCTTATGAGTGACGTACACCTCCATTGGCCTTGTTATTTTTATAAACCTTTAATTCTTAAAACATGTACGTCGAAAAGAATGAACAAAACAAAGAGACTGAGAGCATCAGGCTACAACGGTCGAAAGAACACAGTAAAGCCTTAAAAGAATTCTTTGATCAATGGCTACGAAGCGGTGACCTAAAGAAAGTTGCTGAAAAGCTTGGTAAAAGCTATGTGGTAGTACGACAAACAAGATTAAAGCCTGGGAGTAGCCGTAAAATAAGTGAAGCTATTTATGCCGTATGTTTATCGAATAAGATTTTACTTGAATCCATGAACATGAATGTTGACCTTGCTACCATTGACATGATCATGCAGATAGATGACCATGATGTACGCTTAGGATTGTGGAACAAACTAACTGGGAGGGCATTATAATGAGCGAATGTAAAAACGCTGAAGCAGTACATAATCTGCTACGCTTAGCCGATCCTGCCGATTTTCAAGAATGTTTAACCGATATGTGGGAAACATGGATTGGATCAGAGTTGACCGATAACGCCGATCATACGATACGCTCCGAAATGTTAATGACCTACAAAGCCCTAAGCGAAATGCTTCGCACAATCAGCCGCGAAGATTCAAAAAGCTGTTAACACGAAAAGCCCGGTAACCCCGGGCTTTTTTTATGGCAAAACAAACAGCGGATCGTTATCTATTACTGCCTGTTCAGCTTCTCCCCTTATAATTGAAATCTCATTTACTTCTGTTGCGTCAAATTCTTTTTGAGCGCTGGCATCGACGGTATTAAAGCTGAAAGATATTCGGTATAGGTTACCGGCACCGCCTGAATCTTCGCGGCGCATATCGACACGGCGCATAGTTTGAAAGTTGGTACCGCTTACTCCATGAAATGTGGTGTGCAACTTTGTGAGTAACCGCAAAAAGTCGATTGCACTGGATTGGTTATACGCGCCCTGGTAAGTATCGCTGAAGTTTTCAAAGAACAGGTAGAAATCGACTTGCATATCACACTGCTGAATGAGTAAACTAAGATCATCGCAGTTGTTTGTATTGATGCCAATGAATACTGCCGGTGTTGGGAACGGTAATTCTTCGGTAAGGTATGATACTTGTTCGTGCCAAAGATCGACCCATTTTACTTCAGGTATTTTGCTTTCTATACGTTGGGCTAATTCGTTGTATAAGTCTGTCCATGCTTCCATAATTGTAGTATTTAAATGGTGTTTAAATGGATGGTGTTGTAATGGTTACTGTTGGATTATTGAACTGTGGTTCGACTTGGGTTTTAACCGCTTGGGCAAACTTACTATCGAATATATTCATCATTGTTTTACTGTTACCCATGAACTGGCGTTTGGGTATTTTTATTTTAGCGCCCACAGGTATGAGGGCCATACGCTTGCAAAACATTGCTTTTACTCCGATTGCCTTATTTGATTTATTGAGCGATGTAGCTCCTTGTTTATTGGTAGTTACTTTGCCAGACAACTCATAGAACTTTGCCCAAAAGAATTTTTTCATTTTCAAGGTGACTATTATTGTGCCTCCGGAGTTGTGAATTTCGGCATAATCAGAATCAGCAATAACTACGACTTTGGTCATTGTCGCCGATAGTTTTTTTATTGACCTCATTAAATTGCCACTTCGGTACATGGTATGTTTACCAGCTAACGGATTATTTGTTTGCTGCCACTTTTGGAAAGAAGCATCAGTAAACCCGCCATTGACAAAGCTATCCTTAAAAAAAATTACCGATTCGGTAGCAGCAATGCGTGCGGCATTTTGCCTGAGTTCGTTGGCTATCTGCCTGAAATTTGGAACATTGTTTTTGTTATCCATTATTTTTGTATATTTGCAGAACTGAGCGAACGTTGTTCAATCAGTGATCGAAGGCAAACATTTCCGGTGTTTGCCTTTTGTATTTCTACTCTGTTTTAAAGTACTCCATAAACTTACTGCTGTTGATCTGCTGGCGGGTGACCTTTATAACCTTGTCATTGTGAATTATTATCACCTGTTTGATCCTCTTATTAATACGGCTTTTGTCGGATAAATCGCCCCTGAGTTTACGCGCTACGAGTGGCAGGTAATTAGCTTCCGGAGCCTTGGAAAGATCGATGATTACCGATGAGCATTGCTGTTTGTTGGCAGAATATACGGCGTTTTTAAGAAAACTAAGTGTTGATAAAGACTTTGAGGAGTCTAAAGACTTTAAATCAGCCATATTGTTTGGTTTACCGATGCCTATTTCTGGATTTTTAACGTGCAAAGTATCGCTATTATTGATGTGTGGACGGACATAAACGTCCTGTTCGAGGGCTTTAGCAACTTTTTCAGCGGCAATTACAGAGGCTTTTACGTCGGATAAATCGGCAAAATCGTTGACAAAAACGGTGTTTTCGCCTGATTTTATGGCGCGATTGTAGGGCATAAAGGCTTTCATTTGCTCTGTATTGTCACGAATGATGCCTTTGTTCTTATCGGTTACGGCTTTGAAATAGCTTTGTTCCTGTGTAAATACTTCGCCTGATTTGTATGGATTATTTGGGTATTTAATACCCTGAAGTTTCCGGCCTGATGTTGGTTCATCGGTTGTTTGTTCGAGCCAACAACGGCAACCATGGTCGAAAGGCGGCAATGAGATCCATTCTTTGACTGGCTTAACTATTCCATCGTTTACAGCATGACTATCACGAACCTCACTATCTTCCATTGTGCGACATTTCAGGTTTGGATAAATATCGACATCATTGAGATAAGTGGCATAGTCCTGGGCGGCGCTTACGGAACTGCTACAGTAACGTAGTTCTGTGGTGAGCCATGTTTCGTTGTGCTTAATAACTATGCTTTTTGCCTGAGCGATAAATGACTCTTTTGACATTCCGGCACGTGCATCGATAGCAGCTATTTCGTTCATGAGTGCGTGAGACTTTGCACCTGCGAACTTTAAAAAGTTTTCCCGGAAGCTTCGAGTGAGTGTTGAGTCGTAATACCCTTCACCCCATGCTTGTCCAGCTTCTTTATTGAATGCCGCATAGTTTTTAAGTACTAAGTCCTTATCCAGATCGGTAGGTTTAACCTCTCCGGAATAAATCTGATTGGCCAGCCGTTCTATTGCTGCATCCCATGTGGCTGCGTAAATGACGAATGCCGGTTTGAGTTGTGCGTAAGGCGCGAGTCGTGTTACGGTTGCGTCAGGCTTTTTTTTTTGACCGCCTGTATTTTCAGGAGGCAAAGCACTGGTACTTTTTGTCCCGATGATTGGTAAGCCTGTGCGCGTTTTAACTTCCTCGATGTCGAAATCAAAAGTAGTTGAAAGCTTCTGTACAGCATCAATGTAACCGGTGATGTCAAGCGTTTCCTGATTATCCCAAACAAGCGAGTGAGTAGCAAAGTCAGCATAAACACTGCTGATTTTTGCAAGCCTTGTTTTGATCTGCGTATTGAACAGGTATTTGTAGAACAGTTTATCCTGTTCGTAACGATCTTGTGTTAACCGTTCCTGTACTTCAGCAGCGCCTACGAAAGCCTTTTCGTCAGTTGTGCCTGATCCACCCAGGACGCGCTTACTAATCTCTTTGTTGCAAACATCGTTGATGAGTGATTTAAACGACTGGTAAGCATCGGAATTGTAGTTGTTTGGAATTGTAATTGTTTCCTTACCCTGAAGTACTGCAAAATGATTCATCCGGAAGTTCTCAAGCATTTCAAACAACTCATCACGGCGACCGGTATCCATGCGTTCAGTAATGGCAAATACCGGAGGCACGCCAAACTTATCGATGTAACTCATCCAACTACCTAAGCCTAGCTTTTTGGCCAGAACGATCATGGCCAATTGGTTCAACATGCCTAAGTCCCAGTCGTCGCCCACCTGAAGGTAATAATCTTTGAAAAATCCATCGATATAACTGTCGCCATTGTCATCGTATTCCTCGTTGATGATGATCCCTTTTTGTGCAATGAAATTGCTTTGAGGAATTTCTTTGGCCCTTACCAATTCGCCATTTTCGTCCGTATCGAACATTTCAATCAACGTTGGTCCCTGAAACTTTGAAAATAAACTCAGGCGCATTACATCATCGTGCCATGGACGTTCGAGCAATGCTTTAAGCTCCAGATTTTCTTCAAGTTTTTCGTTCACTATCTTAAATGATGAACGCTGAACGCGAAGGATACGGGTATCAATAACACTGGCCAAATGATTGTCGAGCAATAAAGACTTATTGAAACGCATTAACATACCACGGCGCGGATTATATGGATCGGTAGCGGCCATGACCCCACGTTTCCAGTTGTTTATTTCCTGGGCATCATATAAGGTTGGCTGGCGTTTGTAGTTTGCTTTTTTCCCGTCTGACCGGTTATAGTATTCGGCAAACAAACTATTGTTTTTAACCCGGCTAAGAATTGCCTTTTCGAAGGCATTGCCTATGCGTTCTTTTAAATTTTGAGCCATTTAAATAGTGTTTAAATGAAAAAGTCTTTGTTGGTATTGTTGCCCCAAACGGGACTAGCTGTTGTGCCTTCGGTTGTTGTGAGCTTTGGGCAATTAACAAGCGCCATTGCGCCGCTCTGGATGCGTTCAAGAAACTTGATTGCCTCTTTATAAAGCTCGACGTAATCATCAGGAACCTTACGGGCGGCATTGCGTTTGACACTGCGATAAACTACAATGCTGGCAATGATTTGTACCAATACACCGTTGCGGATAGGCGTTGCTGCAAATATTTCAGCATGTTTATACAGCCCGGATATATATGAGATCACGAGGTCGATCGCTTTTTCTTCGATGTCATCTATGATCGTGTTATCTTCCAATGTTGATTCGGTAACCAATGCTACACTTTCGTTCATTAGCCGCTCCTGGATAATGGAGATCAGGTCATCTTTATTTATGTACTTCATGTTATGGCAAATTGAATATGCGTTTCATAATACCTGTTTTATAAGTCTTTTCACCTTTTTTGCGGCGTGATTCGCCCGGTGTGCAATAGAGTTCAAGCTTTTCTATAGCCTGGTGATCAGCGTCCGGAGCGTCATCGTGTTCACCGCTTCCTTCCTCTACAGCTACCAGTTGCATGATTCCTACCTGAGTGTCTGAATTACTTTTCAAATCTTCGTTGTAGTAAATCCGGCCATTTTGATAGTAAGGCTTGAGGAACTTGATGATGCGCTGTACCTTATTGGTGGTTGGTGTATCGACTTTGATCAAATTTAGCTCGACTTCGTTTTCGTCTTCAGCTTCCTCGATTGAACGCTGAACCTCACCATTCCAGAACTGGCTTTCGTATTGCCCAAGGTTATTGGCCTCTTTAGGAAGGCTTAATTTATACTGACATTGCCAGTTTACTGCCAGACGCATTTTAGACTGGCGAACATAGCAGGCAATCAGCCAGAAGTTCCGGCCATGCAAACCCCACACACGGACGGCATTGTAGTCGGAATTTTCATTATCAGTATAAGCGATATCCCAGTGACTGATGATCATTTTGAATTCTTCCAAAGGCGGTAATTTGCCCCACTGTATTTCGTCTTCCGTAAAGTTTGCACCCTCCAGTTTTACTTCGTGTAAATACTCAGCATAGGCACCGCTTATAGTCATATCAATTTCCTGCTGTTTGTAGTATTCAGCAGAATAATAGTTCCAAGCCGGTTCATAAGTGGCTTTATTGTAAGCTTTGATCTGGTGTACCTTCCATGTTGGATGAAGCTCCTGAAGGATGGTTTGCGTCATTACCCTGGCAAACTTGTTATTTGCGTACAGCAAGCGACGGTATGGGCCAGTCATGGTTGGAATAATATCGCGTTCTATCTGGACGGCTTGCTTACGCATCCGCTTCGGATTGCTTATCGTGTCGGGCGTTTCTAAATCATCGATCACCCATAATGTAGGACGGCGTTGTTTTACACGAACCCCACGCACTTTCTTTTTGATACCAAAAGCCATTCCTATAAACTTCTGATCAACGGTTTTGAAGTTGCCAATTTCCCAGTCACCAACACATTTTTGTTCTCCGAAATCGTGAATTAGTAGCGGGTTTCCTTCCAATTCGGCCTGAATATCGGCTAAAAGTTCCTGAGCGCGTTCCTTAGAATCAGACATTAGACACATAAATACCTCTTCACCGCGCATCCAGAGGTGCAAGGGAATTATAATATCGCACCAAACCGATTTAGCTAAACCACGTCCCCACTCAGCAAATCCTTTAAACAATGGATTTTCGACAACCATGTCGTCAAATTCAATATGAAAGTCGGCACACTTTGCAGTTGCATAATGAGGCAGATAGGTTTCTACCATGTATTCAACATCCTCTTTCGCCCGTTTGATACGCTTCTTTTGATCCTCTTTGGTTTCAAAAGGATTAACATCGTTTGACTTGCGAACGATATCGAGCTTTTTGAGGTATTCCTCAGCCTTAATTTTACCAGCTTTTTGACGGGATGTAGCCATTAGCCTAATTCGTTGGTTTTACGTCGCACAATGTTTGATTGAAATTCGATTGTCTTTTCCCAAAGGGCTTCATCAAATTGACGCATGGCGTTGAAAATTTCATCCATTACATCGATGAAAACACCCAGGGTGTAGTTGGTTTTATCCATCGTGATGAGCGTTTTATTCATTTTGCTCATTTCGTCGGACAATCGGGATGCTTCGCTAC